GTGACATCGCACCAACTCGCCTGCGCCTGGGTCGAGAGCAGCGCATTCGAAGCGGCCTTCGGCGCCACCTTCACCACGGGCGGTGGGAATTCATAGTCGCATTCAATGCAATGCCGCACGCTGGCGTGGTTGATGGTTTTGCATTCCGGGCAGGTTTTGATCGGCGCCTTGCCGTCCTCTGCGGGTTCCTTCTTGCGGCCGTCCACCGTGTCGATCGGGCCGTGCCGCGCGGTATTGCCCGCAAAGTCCAGCACAAGGCAGTCATCCTTGCCCTCGGCGAGGCGCGTGCCGCGACCAACCATCTGGACATAGAGCCCGACGCTCTTGGTAGGGCGCAGCAGCGCGATCAGGTCCGTGCCCGGCGCATCAAAGCCGGTGGTGAGCACATTGGCATTGGTGACGCAGCGCAGCCTGCCATTCTTGAACGCGGTCAGGATGCCATCGCGTTCGGGCCCGGGCGTGTCGCCTGTGACGGTCTCGGCGGAGATACCATGCTCGCGGATCGCGTCCCGCACATGGCGCGCATGGGCAACGCCCGAGCAGAACACCAGCCAGGATCCGCGATCCGCACCGTGCTGGACAATTTCGGCCACGGCGGCGCGCGTGACCTCATCGCGATCAACTGCGGCCTCAAGGTCCTTGGCGATGAATTCACCGCCACGCGTGCCGACACCGCCGACGTCAAGCTGCGTCTCGGTCTGCTTGGGGACCACCGGGCAGAGATAGCCCTGCTGGATCATCTCCAGCACCGGCACTTCATAGGCGATGTCGGTGAACAGCCGATCCTCGCCCTCATGCAGCAGGCCGCTATCCAGCCGGTAAGGTGTTGCGGTAAAGCCGACGACCTTGGTGAGGCCGGCATTGATCTCCTTCAGTTGCGTGAGAAAGCGGCGATACATGCCACTGTCATTGCGCCCGAGCAGATGCGCCTCATCGATCAGCACCAGATCGCAACGCTGCACCTTGTACGCATGGCGGTGGATGGATTGGATGCCGGCAAAGAGGATTTGTGCGTGAATATCGCGCCGCGACAGCCCGGCCGAATAGATACCGGCTGGCGCATCGGGCCAGGCGCGCATCAGGGCCAGGAAGTTTTGCTGAATCAGCTCCTTCACATGGGTGAGGATCAGCACGCGGGTGTCGCCATAGGCGGCGATCGCCTCCTGCGTGAAGCCTGCGATGCAGAGGCTTTTTCCGGTACCTGTCGGGAGCACGACCAGCGGATTTCCCGCACTGTCGGAGAAGTAGTGATACAGCGCGTCAATGGCGGCGCGCTGATAGGGGCGGAGCGAGAGGGTCATGCTGCCACCCCATCGCGCCATTCGGCGCCATCGCGCAGCCGATAGCTGACCCAATCCTCGCCCGCATCCTCCTGCTCGCCGGCGATGAAGTCGGGGATAAAGAGATGCGCGACGCAGCCCGCCTCCTGCTCGCGCCGACCAAGCTGATGGTTGTGCCGCGCGCAATGCCAGTTACCGTCATTGATGGGCGAGGCATGGAGGCAGGAACGACAATGCCGCTCAGGCATCGCGCCCTCGTGACAGGTGGCGTGATGCTCGCAAAATCGGCATTGCCACCACGCGGGATCGTCACTGATGCGCGCCGGCGGGCGGTTCGCGGCAATGACACGCTCGGCCTTGGCCATGATGCGTAAGGCGGCCTCGGCGTCGTAATGCAGGCGTTCCTGATAGAGCTCGTCGGTGTTCTTGTTGACCCCGAGGTAAAAGGCGCGATCCAGCCCCGCCAGATGCATGTAGGTCTGCATCTGCGCCCAATGCTGCGGCTTGGCTTTGGCGACGCCGTCGCGCTTGAGCGCGAGGAAGGATTTCTCGCTATGGGTTTTGAATTCGCAGACATGCCAGGTGCGGGGCGCTTCGGGCAGCCCGATCGCGACGGCATCCATGCTGCCGCCGAAATGGCCGCCCGTATCGCGTAGCTGCCATTGGCGTCCGGTGGCCGGATCGAGATCCAGAACCGTAACGCCAATGCGGCGGAGATCAGCGACAAAGCGTGCCTCCGCCAGATTGCCCGTATCGAATAGCCGCAGCAGGCGGCCCGCATGCTTCGCGCGCGTGGTCCAGCGAAAGCCGTACCAGATGGCGCGCTCGCATTCGGTGCCGATCAGTGACGCGCCCAGATGTTCCCGATAGCCGTGATCGGCCGCCGCTTCATAGGCGGCATAGATGGCCGATACGGTGGGCGTTGGCGGGATTGGCAGACAAACCATGGCAAGCCCCCGCGCTCAGGCGCGCCGCCAGGGGGGCGTGCCGCCGGTGCCCGGGCGGGTGGCCGGCGCGGGCGTTGTCGCGGGGCGAGGCGGCGGTGCTGCTTGGCTCGGCGCAACACTGGTGCTCCCTGCTTTGGCGGCGGAATAGCCGGACACCTTGTTCCGCGCCTCGCGGTACACGCCGTATTTGTCGTTACCGGCAGGCTCGACCTTCAGCGTCACGAACAGCGGTTTGAAGTGCAGCTGCTCGCTATCGCCGACATGCATCTGACCGACCGCGTGGCAGATGGCCGATAGGGTGCGCTGGGCGATCTCCACCGTCTGCTGGTTGCGGTTCACCAGGTTCAGCTGATCGAAGATTTTCCGGCGCGCGGAGGGGCCTTCCAGGATTTCAAAGACCAGCCTCAGCAGCTGACCGTCGCCCGCCTTGGTCGGCACCATTTCACTCTCGATCAGCTGCGCGAGGTATTTGCCGGGCGGCAGCACCTCGAGCGGGACGGCGGGGGCGACCTCGGTCGCATCAAAGGTTCCATTGAGGGATGCCATGGGATCAGTTCCCTGTGTCTTGGGTGGGGATGACGGGGGCGTTGGCCGCTGTCGCGTAGAACGGAATGCCGGCGGCCAAATCGGCCCAGGCGAGCGGCAGGGTTTCTTCAAGGCCAAAGCGGTTCTTGGCCAGGAAAGCCGGACGTTCGATTGTGTGCAGCAGCCGATCGCCACCACCGACACCACGCACGACCTTCTTGTTGAAACCGACATCGGATTTCAGCGTGCTGATCCGGTAATTCGCGAACAGCACCGCATCCACATGTTCCTGCACCAAGGCAGACGCGCTTTTGTGCAGCTTTGGCTGGTAGCGGTCGTAGGGCTCGGTCTCCGGACTATCAAAGCGCCGAATTTCCGCATGCGCGATCAACAGCACGCCCATGCCGCATTCATCGCGGAGCGTATTCACCGCATCGAGAAAGGTCCGCCAGGTATCCAGCGCTGCCTGATAGCCCTTGCCATAGCCGAAGGCTTCGATGTCGCGCTGATTGTGCTGCTGCGCTGTGTGTTGCCAGATCAGCGGTTCCAGCCAATCAAGGCTATCAATCACGAGCGTTCGGAATTCATGCGCCTCAGAATAGAGGCTGCCCAAGGCTTCCATGACGGCGTCAAAGTTGCGCAGCAGCCCAAAGGTCGCTGCATCAATCCGCCCGAGGCCGTCCTCGGTTTGCAGAAAGATCGGGTTCGGCGCATCGGCGGCAAGCTTGGTTTTGCCGACGCCGGCGACGCCATAGATCAACAGCCGTGGCGGACGCGTGTCCCCGCCACGACGCAGGGATGCAAGGGAGATTGCCATTACGCGGCCTCCTTCTTTGCGCTGCGCGTCTTGGCCTTAACAACGTCGATCTTGAGATCGCCGCCGGCACGGACCACCGCCTCGGCAAATGTCTCGATAGTGGGCTCAAAGGCGGCCACTTCCTTTGCGCGGGCGATCGCATCTCCTTCAAGAGGGATGATCACCTCAATGCGAAGCTGATGGTTCATCACGCCGCCTCCTTCACTTTGAGGGCGTAGGAGGCGCGGCCCGTGGCCATCTCGCGCAACTGCGCCAGTTGGGTACGAATGATCATGGATGTCTCGTTGGAATGGGTGATGTCCGGCTCTGGCTTGCATGACGGCGGCCGGACGGGCGTCGTCATTTTCATCGGGATGGGCGTCATGACAGCACCAGCAGTTCCGCGATCCAGCAGAGCGCGATGAAACCGCCGGCAAAGGCAGCGCCGAGGGAGAGGTTGCGCAGCAAGTGGCCGATCCGACGCAGCCGGCGCATGGAACGACGCGTCATGACTTCACCTGCGGCGCGGGCAGGCCGCGGCTGATCAATTCCAGCCAGACATGTAAGGGCACGACCACCAGCGGTGCAGCACGGTCGCGCCATAGAAACAGCGCGTCGTGCGTGCCAAGCCAGCGCTCCAGCGTCTTGAAGCCCTCGCCATCGCCGCGCGCCTTGACCTCGGCAATCAACGGCGGCTCGGATTGGCCACGCGCATAAATGTCGATGTCGGCGCCATTGCCGCGATAGTGCGTGGCACCGGATAGCGGCACACGCTCGGCGGCAATGCCGCTTTGCCTGTGGATCTCGACCAGCGCGCGTTCACGCCGGAGGCCCTTGTCACGGGAGGCTTTACCCATGGCGCGCCTCACGCGGCCTGCGGCAGCGAGGACGCCGCCTGGGATGAAAGGCCTGGCAAGATCAAACGGGCGCTGCCGTGACGTGGACGGGGGCGCGCAATCGCCAGATAGAGGTAGTCATCCGGCCCGAGGCGCTGCTGGACCAAATGGACCAAGCCCGTCTCCGCCATGCTCAGCGCCAGGACCTTCAAGCCACGCAGTCGGCGGCGCTCACTATGGCCAAGCGGGCTCGCGGTCGGCGCAAGCTCAATGGCGAGATGCCCGCGCCAATACGCGATGCGGTCACCAGGGCTCGCCGCCATGAACCAGGCAAGCATTTCAGCCTCGCCGATTTGCGGCCGCAGCAGGGAGGGTGCGCGGGTCAGCATCACTTCGCCCCCGCTGCTTCGGGCTGATGGGCGACCTCGCGTTCGAAGGCCTCCACATCCTCCAGCCGATAGACAACGCGCCCGCCGATCTTGAGGTAGCGCGGCCCCTGATTGAGCCACCGCCAGCGTTCCAGGGTGCGTGGGCTGAGGTTCCAGCGCCTGGCGAGATGGACCTGATTGAGGTGATTCGTAGGACTATTATTCATGGGAGTTTCGTCCTCTTTCCTGACGCTTGGCGGCTCTGCCTCACCTGTTCCATGAAGGCGCGGATCCGATCGGCAGTCACAAGGGTTGGCGACCGGCCTT